CCGCCGCAAACGTAAAGCTCGGTAGCACAGATACAAGAACGGGAGTGTTCACTGCTGGCGAAGCGATTACCCAAGGCCAGCCGGTTTACTTGTCGAGCAGCGATTCAAAGTATTACCAGTGCGACGCGAATGACGGAGCAGCGAAAGCCGAAGCAAAAGGTATTGCACTGACTCCCGCATCTACCGATGGTGCGTTTGTCTTGGTCAGCGATGGCTTATTGAATCTTGGAGCAACGCTTACCGTTGGGCAGGTGTACGTTGTGTCAACGACCAAAGGCGGCATTGCTCCAGTCGGTGATCTTTCGACCGGACATTACACAACGATACTCGGCGTTGCGACGACAGCGGCTTTGATCGATCTGAACATCCAAATCAGCGGAGTTCAAAAGCCGTAATGCCTTACGACGTTCGCAAAGACTCACAGTGTAAAGCTTCGATGCCTTGGGCCGTTGTCAAAGACGATGGAACCGTGATGGGTTGCCATGAAACACAAGAAGCCGCACAAGAGCAACAGCGAGCCTTGTACGCGAACGAACCAGAACTGAAAGCAGCACTCGACGACATCGACTTTACGCCGCCAAAAGGCGTTCGCGAAGAAGCAAGACGCGGCCTTGAGTGGCGACGCGAATTCAATCGAGGCGGAACGGCTGTTGGTGTAGCAAGAGCAAGAGACCTATCTAACGGCAAGAACATCTCGCCAGAGACGGCGAAGCGGATGAAGGCTTATTTTGATCGGCACGAAGTTGATAAGAAAGGCGAAGGCTTTTCGCCAGGCGAGAAAGGTTTTCCTAGTGCTGGCCGCATTGCCTGGGCTTTATGGGGTGGCGACGCGGGCCAAGCATGGGCGAATAAACTTGTAAGACAGATCGAGGCACAAATGGAAGCAACACAGAACCAATCAATCAGATTCAATGCCACTGGATCAATTGACGTTCAAGCGGCGGAAGGGAAGCCGCCGCGTTTTGTGCTTCATGCTTACTCTGGTGGTGTGATGAATCCGAAATTGGCGATTCGCTGGAGTGGGCCGGTAGTCGTCGATCTCGGCGGAATGCAAGTGCGAAGCGAAACGCTTCCAGTTCACCGAGATCACGACACAAGTAGACCAGTCGGCCATACGACCGAGATAAACAACGATGGCTCGCAGCTATCAGCCGTTGGTGTTTTCTCTATCGTCAACCAAGACTCGCAAGAACTTATCGACAGCGGCAAAGCTGGCTTTCCGTGGAAAGCTTCCGTGGGCCTCTCAATCAATCAGTACACAACAACAAGTGAAGGGCAAAGCACAGTCGTCAACGGTCGAGAATTTGCAGGGCCGATTTTGGTTGTGACACAATCAACACTTGAAGAAATTTCGTTTGTTTCTGTTGCCGGTGACCCCGAGACCGCAACGGAAGTTTTGGCAAAGTTCGGGAAGGTGGAGGCACAACAGATGCCAACTTTTGAGGAATGGGTAGGTTCGTTGGGCCTCGATCCGGCGAACGTGTCCGAACAGTTGATGATCGTTCTGAAGACTCAGTACAGCGAAGTCATGGAGGAAATGGTTCCTCCGGTCGCTGATGCAGCCGCCGAAGGTGAAATGCCAGCCGAAGAAGCAAAGCCAGCGATGGCAACCGCTTCTTCGGAAGCTATCGACCTACGCGCTCAGCTTGCGAGCGAAACGCAGCGAGCCGCAGAAATCCGTTCTTTGTGTGCAAAGTTCGGTAACCCTTGAATTCAAATCAAAGGCAAGTCTGTTGATGTTGCAGCACACGCAATTCTCAACGGCTGGAGTGAGGAGAAAACCGAGTTGACTATTCGCAAACAAAAAGACCTTGAAGCATCTCGCGAAGCTCGACCAAGTGGGCCAGCGATTCACAGCAAGAGCAGCAGTCAAACCACCATGGCGAGCCTTCAAGCTGCAATGCTGATTCGCGGCGGTGCTGACGTTGAATCCAATAAGTGGCAACAGCGAAAGTTCCGCGACGCTTGCAAAATGGATTGGCTTCGCGCTTCGGTCAACAGCGACCAGAAGCAAGCCATTCTTGAAGATGCTTACCGCTTCCGCAATTCGACGCTGCTTGAGTTAACAGCTCACGCACTGCGAACCGCTGGCCAAGAAGTTCCGGTTGATCGAACCGACCTCTTGCAAGCAGCGTTCTCGACTTCTAGCGTTGCGAACCTTTTTGGTGCAACCATCGGAGCGCGAGTTCTCGAAGGTTACAACGAAATTCGCGACTTTACCGATGGATGGACAACGGAAAGCGAAAATCCAGACATGGAATCGCACAACCGAATTCGCATGACCGCTTCGCAGAATCTTTCGTACTTGCCAATCGGCGGTGAAGCAGATCACGCTTACCGATCTTTGGCAACGGAAACCATTCGCGTTGAGCGATTCGCCAAGCAGATGGAAATCGATGAAGCCGATTTGCTCGGTGACAACTTCAACAAGCTGGCCGATACTCCTCGCGATTTCGGTTTGGCCGCTGGTCGCTTGCGTCCTGATCTAGCAGCGAACATTTTGCTCGCTAACGCTAACCTTTCCGCAACTGGCCGAGCGTTGTTCAATACAACCGACGGTAACAGGTTCGGATCGGCAGCACTAGCAAGAGCAACTTTGTCGGCTGCAATCGCTGCGATGGCGAAATTCAAAGATGGTGACGCAAGCATTGGTCTTGCCGCTTCCCACTTGGTTGTTCCGCCAGACCTTTTGGATACTGCGATCCAGTTGACTCAATCGCAGAACAACGTCACGACCGGAAGCAATGACGGTCAGATCAACCCAATTGCACGCTATGGCATCTTGGCTGTAGGTGAACCTAGACTGGCCAACGGTGTAGTTGATCCTGTTGCCGGTACAAGCCGCAGCGGTTCGACTTCAACCTGGTACTTGGTCAGCCGCGAAGCACGAACCATTGAGTTCGTTTACTTGCAAGGTGCTGGCCGCGCTCCAGTGGTTCGCACTTCGCAATTGGTCAACGGTCGCTTCGGTATCAACATCGACGTTCGTCATTACGTTGGTGCAAAGGCTCTTGATTGGCGTGGTATGGTCTACAACCAGTCCGCTAGCTTGTAGCAAAAGACTTGCGAACCAGGGGCCGGAATGTTTTACTTTCCTTTTGCGTTTCGGCTTCTGGTTTCGCTTGAAGAAAAGGAAAGAACATGAAGATCAAACTTTTGAAGAAAGTAGCAATCGGCCAAGAGGAATTTCCTGAAGGTACGATTTTGGAAAAGCCCGATCCAGGTATTGCGGCAAGCTTGCTTGGTACGGGCTGGGCAGTGGAAGTGATCGAAACTAAAGAACAACAAAAAAGCCAGGAGATAAAAGCTAATGGCAGCAAGAATGGTTCATCCGGCAACTGAGCGGGAATTTACCGCTAGTGCAAATCAAAACAGCGGCGACATTATCTTGGCCGCTGATGGCAAAGCTTTGGTTGTAACGGCCTTGGACGGCGTTGCAAACGGTCGCATTGGTCGCGGTAGCGTGGCCGGTGTTTACGAAGTAGACGCGGTAAGCGGCGATACCTACTCCGCTGGCGTTCGCGTCTATTTGACTGAAGCAACGCAGGTTGCAGCAACAAGCAGCGGAGCCGGTAAGATTCTTATCGGTGTTGCTGCTTACGCAAAAACCAGCGGTCAGACCGTAGTGAAAGTTGACTTAAACGGTACTGCAACTTCGGTCGATGACTGGTCTTAATTTTTGACCTTGGGCGAGAGGGACATGAGATGGCTGACGTTTTGGGAACTGGTGTAGACTGGCTTCTTGATACGTTGGCCGCTCATGTTTCGCGCACTGTTATCTACCGCCGAGCGAGTTCATCAGCTTCAATCAGCGTTACCGTTGGCCAATCCGAATGGGAAACAATGGCGGCTGATGGCTCGACGATTCGGTTTGTGACTCGCGACTACATTTATTCGCAAGCGGAAATAACCAACTTTGGTCTTCCTCAGCGAGGCGATGAAATTGTAGACACCGATGGCGTTTTCCAGGTCTTGCCAAGCGGCACGCTCCAGGCGGCAAGATACCTCGATCCGCGCCAAAAAGGACTCAGAATTCATACTAAGAAGAAAGACGTTGTATGACATCGAGAGCCCGCGAACTGGTCAGCGAGATTGTTACCGAACTTGAGAGCCAAGCGACTCAAGAGAGATTTACGCTTGATCCAGTTTTCTTTAAGAAAAGCTACGGACATGCTTACACGCTAGAAAGCCTTGAGCGTTTTCCGGTGTGTTATGTTCGCTGTACGACAAAGACACAAACGCCAGCGGCAAGAAGCGACATCTACCGCAGCGAGTACACGATAACGATTGAGATCGTCGCCGCGCTGAATAACACCAATGAACTTAGCGACGGTGGCACGATTGAAGAACTTGAAGAACTGGTTGACTTCGCGGAGCAAGTCGAGCGAGCAATGAAAGACTATTGCTCAAATAAAGCGAGTTGCACGCTAATGCGAATTGATAGTGACCCTCTGTACGAGGCCGATAACTTGGAAAGTATGAATGCGTTTCGAAGCATTCAGAATTACGTTTACTCGATAACTGAACGCAATACTCTTGTTTAGATAGGAGCCTCGACAGATGGCCAACGAAGCGATTGGAAAGGTTGGTAAGGATTGCAAACTTTACTACAGCGTGGCGTACACTTCGCCAACTTGGGTGATGATAAAACAAGCGATCAACGTTGACTTGCCGACGATTACCAAGGGAACCGTTGACGTCATGAGCCGCGAGAGTCTTTGGAAAGCGAAGGCTGGAACGCTGAAAGAAATTCAGCTTCAGTTTGGTTACTTGCACAACAATTCTTCCGATGCTGTTTACGCCGCGCTTTTGGATTCGTTTGTTGCTGACACTGTTTTGACGTTTGCGGTTATGGATGGAGCGATTGCAACCAGCGGCTCAAGTGGCTGGCGATTTCCTGGAATCGTAACAGCCTTTACGATGACTGAGGAACTTGAAGGCGTTCGCACGTTTGCTGTAACCGTTGATTACGCTCGCAAGCTGGACGGTTCTAATGTTTTGATTGAACCCGATTGGTATGAAGTCGCGGGCAGCTAGTTTTGAACTGAAAAGGAAAAAGGAAAGATGCGATTTTGGAAAGATAGAACCGGCAAGCAGTGGGCCATAGATTTAACGGTCGCCACTGTTCGCCGCGTTCAAAAAGAGACTGGTTTCCACTTAGCCAAAATTATTGAGATTGAAGAAGTTGCAAAGCTCAAAGATGACGAGCTTTTGTTTTGCGACATCCTTTGGTCGATACACAGAGAAGATGCTGAAAAATCTGGAATGGCTCGCCATGAGTTTGAGGCAAATCTCAGCGGGCCTTCAATCATGCAAGCTTGTGATGCTGTCTTGCTAGGAGCAACCGATTTTTTATCGGATCGCCGGAAGGGAGAAATCTTCCGGCAACTCCTGACGAACTTCAACAATCTTCAAGCAATGAAAATGGACGAAGTGGAAAAGATAGTCAACCAATTACCGCAGAATTTATCGACCGAGAAATTCGCAGATGCGCCGGTTTCCTCGGAGTTAACCCAAGCGACTGGACATTTGCAGAACTAACCGACGCAGCAAAAGAGAAAGCCGAGAATGATTGGTGGCACACAGCGAGCATTGTTGCAGCAATTGCCAATGGTGCTTTAGTCAGGCGAGATCGGCAGATGTGGTCAGCCAGGGAGTTTCATCCGATGATAGCGAAAAGCACGCGAAGCGGAATGACAACAACCGACCTACACGCACTCAAGGCGATAGCGAGTAAGGTAACTACCGTAAAAGCTTCGGAGGTAGTTGTCGATGGCCAAGATTAACTTCAATTTTGTTCTCAAGGACAAGAGGCGTTTCTTTGATCGCGCACACGCCGAATCTGTTTTGAGCAAAGGTGAAAAGAATTTTTTGGCCTCATCTGGTGCGTATATTCGCAAGGTAGCTATTCGCAGTCTAAAGCGAGTCGGTAAAAAAGGTCAGCCATCGAGACCCGGAACGCCGCCAAAGCATCGGATGCCGGGTGATAGTGAAGGTCTTCGCAAGATTGAGTTCCGATTGAACGAAGACAATAAGAGCGTTGACATCGGGCCAGTTCATTTACCAAGAACGCGAACCAACCCAACAACACCGCAACTTCATGAGTTTGGCGGAACAGTTGGTAAGTTTGAATGGAGACTCAGCCCAAGCAGTGACACAAAATGGATGTTCGAACCAGAGAATGCCGCCAAGTATGCTGGTTTAAGTCGAGCTATAAAGCGATGGAAAAGCTACCAGTCAAAAGCAAGCGACAAAGGCAGGAAGTTTGGCAAGAAGAAGCCAAAGCTTGCAAGTGATTTCGGTCTAACGGTTGAGAAGCGGCAAGCAGCTTATCCAGCTAGACCGTTTATGAATCCAGCACTTCGCAAAGGTGAACCAAAGATAAGAGAAATTTTGAAGCAAGAAATGGTCAAGCAGATGCGACGTGACAAAAAGTTTCTGGAGGGCAAATGAGTAGCATAAGAGCCGGTGCGGCGTTTGTAACCCTTCAAATCAAGGAAGAAGTAAGGCAAGGTTTATCGCAAGCAAAAAGCAAACTATCTGCCTTCGCTGATTACGTCAAAAACTCCATTGGCGGAAAAGCAAGCCAAGCTCTGAGCTTCAAGGATGTTGCTCAAGGTTTGGTTGGTGGTGCGGTTTTGATGAACCTCGCCAAGATCGCACTTGAAAACGAGAAGATTGCAGGAGCGGCAGAGCGAGCCAACGAAGCACTGCGAAGCATGGTACTCGACGTAAGTGCTGACCTTGAAGAAGAGTTGATCTGGCTTCTTGATATGGCTGGATTTTTGCTCAAGAAGATGGCGGACGGATTCAAAGCAATTATTGCGGTAGCAAAAGACTTTGGAAGCATTGTCAAGGAAGGTGATTTTAGTTTTAAGAACTTCAACAAGGTCTTGGACAACCTAGATCGACCAAGCAGCGGAGCAAGAACCAAGGAAGTCGATAACACGCATAAGGCTGTTGTTCGGCTAACGAACGCAACTCGCGAATTGACTGAAGTCCAGAAAAACTACGACGCGGCTTGGGAGGGTGCAAGGAATGCGGGAGCCGGAGCGATTGCTGATTTGCAAAGAGAGCTTGATGTTCTCAGACGCGGAGAAACGAGCGTCAAAGCAGATGAGATTTACAAAGAAAAACTTGATGCTGAACTGAAGTTGCTTGAAGCCGAGAAGCAAGCACGCGGACAAGCAGGCGGATTCACCAACGCAGACAACGCAGCGATTGAAGCAGCAAGAGCGAAAGCCCAAGCACTCAAGGAACAGTTTGTTT